CACAGCTATAATATCAAGAGAAATGCGATTAATTATGATACGGTAAAAAAGTATGATTATCGTAATCGTCGTCGCATAACTACTGAGATTGCCAATGAACTTCAGTTAAGCCTTTTCCCTTAATATTATTTCACATATTAATCTTTAATTGATTTTGCAGGTTCACGTGCAAAACTACTTAAACTTTAAGCAATTATGCAAAATAGAGAAAGTAAACGGGCTGCAATTTGCGGCGTGTCTTTTATCGCATTGTCTGAATCCACGGTGACTAATGTTCCGGGTGTATTACAGATTAAGGTATCGGGCATTTGGGACAAAATGAAATTTTCATCTGTTGATTTTAGCGAGCAGTTATCTTCTGATGGTACAAATTACGAGGTTAATCTCACAATTTCGTTTTCTGACTCTTCTCAAGAGAATCAGAGAGAAATAATGGCATGGATAGGAATCTATATTTTAGTTCGGTTGGATTATACTGACGGCAATTCGAGGGTAGTTGGTACCGACCAGTTCCCGGTGGTGCTAAGCCTGTCAGGTGACGGTTCTCCCCATGCTTTACGATTGACATATAAGGGGCAGCAGCCGGAATCGAGCAAGTTTTTATAGTCCTTTTATGCGTGGTATAGTGCATCTACTTTTGTAGCAACGAAAAAACTATAATTACACTATGCATTTATCACACCTGTATTCTGCCATTATGCGCTCCCAATGGGCTATTGCCTTGCGTGACGTGGAGTCATCGCACCAAATTCTGGAGCAGATTATTACTGGTTCCTTCGACAAGTCCGCAGAAGGTACGCTGGCAGATCGTAAACCTATCGAAGGTCAGGCTTACTCCAAAGAGATGAGCCGGACGTCTTCTTTTGCCGGTGACCTTCCGGCTGATACCGTAGCAATTATTCCCGTACACGGTACCATGCTGAAGTATGGCACGTATTGTGCGTATGGTACTACCGAGATAGCTGATATGATATATGAAGCTGCCTCCAACCCGAATATATCTGGAATCATATTGGATATGGATTCCGGCGGTGGTTGTGTGGATGCCATCGCTCCATTAACCGCGGCGATTGAATTTGCGCGTAAAAATGGGAAGGCTACAATCGCATATTGCGATATGTGCGCTTCTGCCAACTATTACACGGCCATTTTCTGTGACGAGATTATCGCATCGAATACCATTTCTTCCGAGTTCGGCTCCATCGGTGTAATGATGTCATTTCCCGATTATGCCAAGTATTACGAGAAAGAGGGTGTCAAGATACACACCATTTATTCCGATTTGTCCAATTATAAGAACGCACCATTTGAAGCGGCTAAAGAGGGCAAGTATGACCTTATCAAACGCGAAGAGCTGAATCCGCTGGCACAACGATTCCAGGATTCAGTGGTAGCACGCCGTGGGGAGAAATTAGACAAGTCAGTAGAGGGTATCATTTCCGGACGTATGTTCTATGCAGAGGACGCACTGAAATACGGCCTGATTGATTCTATCGGTGATAAACAGTATGCAATTAACAGGGCGCGTGAAATCGCAAGAGACAACGCGGTTTCTGCCTATTTACAAACAAAAAACATAAAATAAAATGCGAAACAGAAATTTATTGTTGACGGTTACTGCCGTCATGTCGTTTCTGGGCATCTCTTCTTTTGCCAAGGATGCCGATGGCCATTCCATTCTTTCTGCCGGTGATCAGCAGAAACTTACTGAAAAATGGGGAAAGCAATTTACGGATGCTTTCGTCAAGGATTTGGCTGAACTGGAGGAGAAAGAAGGGGTATCTGCCGAGGAATCGGTTAAAGGTGTAGCTGCTGAATATGAAGCCCAGTCAAAAAAGGACGCGGCTACCATTGCTCAGCTTCAGGATGAAATTAAGAAACTGAAGGCTGAAAATGAAAAATTGGGTAAGTTACCAGGTGAAGGTGGTGTAGAGGTCACAAACGGAACAGATGGTAAGATGAAAAAGGAATTTAAGCCGGACATGAGTCTGATGCATAACAAGGCGTATTATGCAGCAGCTGCAGGGGAGGTATGGACAGGTGATTCTACCGTCGATACTAACGAGTTGAAAACTGAATTTGGAAAGTATGTTTCTTCTGATAAAATTTCCATTTTCAACAAATTGGTAGGCCCTATTTCATGTACGGGTTATATGTCGACAATTATCACCGATAAATTTGAAGTACGAGCTTCTCAGGCTGCCATTGACTCCGTGCTGCAGACATTTACTCCGCGTTTCACCCCGAAAGGCAAATCCAAATTTACTCCTATGACGATTAAGATGTACCCGATGAAAATCAACGTGTCCATCTATCCGTCAGACATTATCAACGATGTGTTGGGTTACTTGTATGATGAGAAGCTGGAACCGAAAGATATGCCGATTGTGCGTTATATTGTTGAACAGCTTATTCGTCCGAAATTGGATGAAGATCGCGAACTGGCATTATGTAAGGGACGTTACAAAGATCCGGTTGCATCTGAGGATTCGTTTACTCCAAACAAGGCTGAAGAAACTTGTGATGGCTTTGTCACACAGTTGTGTGATTTGAAGAAGGCTTCAGATACCGATGTGACTTGGCTGCTTAATGATACGGCAGAACTGGGTGAGGGCGAAGAACTCTTGAAGCAGATTGAACAGGCGGTAGACGAAGTAAGTCCGTTATACAAGAATAAAACCATGTTCATTCATGCGGACCCGGACTTGATTGTCAAGTACGGTCGTGCATATCGCGACAAATATCCGACTACTAAAAATGAAGACGGAGAAAAAATCAAGGTCGATTTTTCTCGCTTTACTTTCGGCCCGATTGAAGGAATGCGTGGTACCGGAGCGTTCTTTATTACACCGAAAGAAAATTTCAAACACCTTATGTCAAGAGACCCGAAAACCATGGGCTTGAGAATGACTTCTGATGATTATCAGGCTAAGGTGCTGGGTGAGTGGCGCGAAGGTACCGGTTTCTGGATCAAGGAAGCTATTTTTGCGTATTTGCCTACTGCATTGGTGGATGAACTGGCACCTGCAGAACTGGGTGTATAATTATAGGAGGTATTGAATATGGCAGAAACTTTAGTTTCAGTTAAAAAAACAAGCTCTTCGGCCGGTAGACCGAAGGGAAAGAAGCATTATGTGATTCTCTTCCGTTGGGAAGATGTAAAAACCTTTAAGAAAGATACTGATGGTATTACGGTGACTGCTTTTGCCTTTGCAGAAGGTAAAAAACCGATTGCTGTCTATGGTACATCCAGTACCATTAAATCATGGGATACTCTGACTGGTTCTGCAGACGCTAAGGGGTACTTGCATCATACAGCGTGGGAGTCACCAGGAGACACTAAAGAAATGGCGGTTTGCCGCAATACCCTTGTGAATGAAGACTTGGGTTCTATCGTGATAAATTGCGGTACTGAAGATGCGAAAATCGCTGGTACTCCTTGTACTCCTTTGGTGTTCAGCTCTGATGAAGGCCAAGACGATAAAGAAGCCTGTAAAAATACGATTGAGTTGGCTTCTGAGATTCCTACTACTCCTCTCGGACGTATTCCTTTGAATTTGATTCCTCAAACGGGGGTTACAGAAATTGATAGTTACTTAGGTTTAACAGCGGCAGATGACGCTTCATTAGAAGAAGGTGTATGACAAAGAAAAAAGATAATACAGAGCAGGCTGCTACAGTAGAGCAGCCTGCTGAAAATCTGGGTGCAGTGGATACAGCATCTGAAGCAACAGACGCTACATTACAAGCTAAAACCGATTCTGAATCGGTGAATACTTCACCTGAAGGTGCTACAGGCGATTTGAATGCGCAGGATGTAAATCCTTTTTATACTGTCGTGATTCCCTTTTTCAAGGCGAAACACCGGGAAGAAGAGGTTGTGAAGGTGATTGAATCTTGTGCTCAATACCTGCTTGAAAATATTCGCTTTGTCACCATTGGTGACCAGGTAGAATATACTAAGGATATGTTTATTGAGCATATTGAATACAATGGTGCTGAAGGAAGCCAGTTGGATATTCTCGAGGTATTGAAGCTGGCCATAGTATCTGAGTCTGTGTCTGAAAAATTTATCCTGATTGAACCTGGTTCCTATCTGATAGATAATGTAGGCTTGTGTCATATCGCCATCTTTAAGCATTTTGGTATGCTCAATCCAAATCGTTATACCGGAGCCGAAGCGGTTATGATGAAAAATACTGCCGCTTTGCTGAGTGATACGCTACGGCTTGCAGCGTATGATTACAATACGCATTGCCCGGTATTGCTGGAGAAGGAAAAGCTGACAGAGATGTTTGAAGAATGTCCGGAAATCCTTTCTGGAAAGTATCACTTACTCACTGTATATGGTTGTGCGTATGCGGTACACCCCATTCGTCTGGACTTCCATACAGATGGATGGATTCTTCCGGTCGTCTCACAGAAGCCTGACTCAAAGACGGTCGAACGGCTTATTGCTGACAAATGTTTCCTTTACCTGAAGCATTTTCAGGAGAATGTGAAATTTTTGAACCCATTCCTGGATACTAAGAAATGAAACAAACAATTCTCACCTGGTTGCGTGCAGGTGCGAACGCCGAAGAGGGTGTGCAGCTTCTTATCGAGGCGGGCGCACCCTCTTTGACTTTACGCCTGATCAAGTCCAATCCGGTGGCGAACCGCCGCCTGATGATTGACTGGTTATGCAAAAAATATGGGATTGATGAAGATTATACCTATGTGGCATCTTCCCAGGTTGTGCTGTTTTCTGAACGTAAACCTAAATCGTTCCGTGATGAATTCCCTTTCCTTTCCGAACCGGATTGCCCGGCGGAACTCGAAGCGCTGGCATCGAGAAAATTCACCAAATATCATGCCTATGTGAATTTGCATAAGCAGCTGCGCGAATGTACGTCTACCGAACAGTGCGCAAAGGTAGCCCGGGAACTGATTAACTCCTATCTCGAGAACCGGATGATATGGGATGAATTGAATTACTACCAGCAGCATCATTCCATCCTGGGCAAACATCCGATATTTGCTGCATTCCACCGCCGGAAAGAATTATTGACGTTGAATGTGAAGCAGCTCATGGTGCGTCAGAAAAGATTACGTAACAACATCTGGCGGGTTCAGGACGAGATGGCCAAACGGGATAAGCCACACCTTGAGCTGGAGCGGATGGCACGTTTGCAATCCTACCAGTCCGAGCTGGCAGAGATAAACCGGTTACTGGGCGATGAATAGGTACTTCAATCTGGACGAATTGTTTGCCGAGGTGAGACAGTCGCGCATGTACTCCCAGCGGTTTGAGAATATTCTGTGTTTCAAGCTGAATAACCTGCGGGAACTGTGCGGCCGGCTTCCGGAAACCAATGAAGCCTTCTTTATTGAAACCCGTAAAAGCTTCACTGCCTTTACCTTCATTGTGTACCTGATTCGTCACGCCGGCTACGTGCGGCACATCTATGTGGCCACTTATTCCACCAACGAGCGGATTATCAATGCACTTTTGCGATACAAGGATAAAGGCTTGATTGGTACCGTGCATCTTCATGTGTCAGAAACACTCAAGTTTCGTATGCCGCTGATTTTTGCAAGACTCAAGCAGCTGCATAACGAGGGCATCATTACGCTGACTTACGGTTGGACGCATAAGAAAGTGACCTGTCTGGACACGGATACCGGATGCTATGTGGTGGAAGGTTCCGGGAATTATGGAGAAAATGCCCTTGAAGAGCAATATGTGTTTTTAAAGTCAAAAAAAGTATATGAATTCCGAATCGGTAATAAAATGGACAGATAAGAATCGCCCGGAATGGTTCTCCCGTATCCCCATAGAAGAATACGAGAAGTTGGCCGGGATAGGATACACACCCCAGCAGATTGCCATGTACTACAACATAGAGGTAAACGAATTTATGTTCTATTATAGCCTTCTTATGTCTCCCCTGAAGTATCATTATGACCGTGGACAGCTCCTTCAGACTGCAAAAGAAGGTATTTCCATGGCGGACGCTGCGGCCACGGGTGAGAATGTGACACAGGCCCAGCGATTGGATAAGATGCGCCGTTCCATAGAGTTCAAAAATAATGTTTCAAAAGTTTTTTTTGATGATTTAGATGTTTGAGAAATCTTATTACGAGCAGCTGCAGGACTACATTGAGTCCGGTTGTAAATATCAGTTGTCCGAAGAAGAACAGGACTACTATAATGCGCTTTTTGCCGTGGTTGGCATTACACGCAAATACGGAAAGGATCGTGCTATCTCCATGCTCATGCACGAACCTTTCAACTGTTCCCGTCCCCGTGCCCGGGAAATGTACTACGAGGCCGTGAATCTGTTTTACTTGGACGATACCATCGAACCAGCCGCACATCGTAACATGATTTTCGACAATCTGATGAAGGCGGCACAGGCAGTCCTGCTATCTTCTACCGGCGCGAAGGATATGGAGATATATGGCAACTTGCTGACTCAGGCATGGAAGGTTAAACAACTGGATAAACCGGATAAGATAAAACGTCAGGAAATCAAAGAGAAAGATATCAAAGTCTATACCCTTGATTCAAACCTGATTGGTGTTCCTTCGATTGACCGTAAGGAACTGGCCGCCCAGATTGATTCGATTCCTGACCTTACAGAGAAAGAGCGTACGCGCCTGAAGCGTGATGCTATGGCTGTAGATATTAACTTTGAAGAAATCGTCGATGACACGCAAGAAAAAACTGAAAATTACAGAGGATAGCGTGGAAACACGCTTTGCCAACTGGACGGCCCAGCTGCTGGCCATCATGATGCCCTGGTCGCTCTACTGGGTGGCCGGTCGTGCATCTGCCAAGACCGTGCAAGTTTTGTCCGAACGGGTGCAGGAAGCAGCCCAGGACTGCCCTGGCGCTCCGTTCGCATGGGTGGCCGATACTTACTCTGACCTTCACAAGAACGTGATTCCATCATTGATTGACGGACTCCAGCTCCTCGGGTGGGAACTTGGCACGCATTACGTGATCAATGAAGCTCCTCCGGAAGAATGGCGGTTGCGAATGTATAATGTTTGTACCGACTGGCGCAACACTATGGTATTTTACACTGGCTTTAATTTTACTTTCATTTCGCTGGACCGTCTGGCCATTGGTGCCGGCCGTTCCTACGTGGGTGTCTTTGGCGATGAAGTAAAATATTTCCCGGAAGAGAAATTTACTAACCTTCTGAAGGCTGTGCGTGGATTCTATGTGAAATATGGGCAGTCAGTGTGGTACCGCAGCCGAACGCTGACTACCGATATGCCGAATCCGAACCACCTGGGTGAATACGATTGGATTCTGAAGCTTTCGGCGCAGAATAACAAACAACAGATCATGCTCATGTTGCGTGCCGGGCTGGTATATAACGAGTGCAAGAAGACCTATGTGTCGCACCTGCAGGAATACCGGGAGCTGGTTGAACGGCAACGTACTGAGCGGACATTACAGAATCAGGTAGATAAAGCTGCCAGGGCAGTCGAACTGGCCCGTCGTAATATGAAACGCTGGGAAGAGCGATGGATTAAGACTCGTCGCCGTGTGTCGTTCTTCTTTATCTCTTCCTCTTACGTCAATGCGGATATATTGGGCTTGGACTGGTTCTCTGATGAATTGGCTGAAGGGCTGGAGGGTTTGTCTTGTAATATCCTTTCCATTATCCCGAAGATAGAGGCCAGCATGTTGTTCTATCCGAATCTGTCCATCCGGCATTTCTATGCAGACGGGTTCCTGAATAAGATTATAGACCAGAAGCCGCTGGGATGGCAGGAAGACTGTACGGTATTGCGTTACCATAACAACAACATGCCGCTCGAGGCAGGGATGGATGCAGGTAATATGTTGTCTCTGGTGGTAGGGCAGCAGCTGGGGCGTGAGTACCGCGTGCTGAAGGAGTTCTTCACGCTTCCTCCTGATACCGTGCGGGAACTGGGGGCACAGTTCGTCCGGTATTTCGCTCCCCGGCGTACCAAGGTGCTGAAGCTGTACTATGACCGTGCGATGAACAACTACAAGGGGGTGAAGGCGGATATGGCCACACAGATTAAGAATGCCATTGAATATGATGCAGAAGGTAGAAGGACCGGATGGCGTGTACAGTTAATGTCTATAGGACAAGGGAATATCGGTTCGAATCTGGAGTACCGGTTTATGTCTGACCTGCTGTCCGGGAACCTGGCTGGTAAGCTCTTCTCTCTGTTGATAGACCAGTATAACTGTCCTAACCTGAAGTCTGAGATGGAAGTAACCAAGACCAGGTTAGTAGATGATGGTGGTAGCCAGATGGTGGTAAAACAAAAGACTGGGGATAAGTTGCCGCGTGAACGTCTGCCTAAAGAATCTACCAACCTGACAGATGCACTCAAATACCTGCTCATGCGTAAGGAGTTCTTGCGTATATGGCAATCCAAGGTTACATCGTATGCACCATAATGTATAGACCTTCCACGAAGGGCTGGTTGGATGCACTGCCGTACTACGGTGGTGCATTTTTTTTGTGCCGTTTTGCAGGGGGTGGGATTCCGCCTTCGTCACATTTCCCAAGGCGAAAATTAGTTGCAATCGCAACCGCTTGGCGGCGCGCGTCGGGCATAAATACGACAAAAACCAAGGGTTTTTGATTCCTTCCACGGATTGAAACCTCTGTTTCAGTCCGTTAGATTTGCTGGGACAAGTTTTCACGCAAAAACTCGCCCCGAATTTCTGATAAATCGCCCCATTTACATCGGTTCTCGCCCGAAAAATCCCCATCCCATCGGCAATCGCGGGCTATTTGCTGATGAAATGGGGATTTTTCGGGTGAAGAGGTAGAAAGACACTCGGTAGTCTTTCTGAGGTTGCGAAGGCGTTCACGCAGCGGCCCACCCGCCCCATTGCTTTCCCTACTGGCGGTTTAGCTAAAGCTATGTATTGTTTGACTGCTCTTCTTTGTCTGCTCTTCGCCAATAATTCGGTATCACTTCCGCTACGGTTTATGCCTTTTGTACCTGCAAAGGTAAATGTTCTGCTTCGTATGCCAAGTTCAAGCTCTGTTCCTGAAAAAATCTCCACCCTTTCAGGGTAGTATTCAAGGCCGGGCTTTTCCGGAAAACTTGTCTTTATACGCTTCAGAACACCTTTTGAGCAGGTGTAAAAGGCGAAAACAAACCGCAGCGAAAGCGAACGGAATAAAAAAAAGCTCAGAGCAGGAAGAGCAGAAAGAAAAGGCTCAACCCCCGAGCTCGGCACCAGAATAAATTTAAAACCTACCGATATGAAACCATTTACCGAATCCATGCTAAACCAGTGCAGAAAGTACATGTTCAACTTCTTTGACTACCTGCCCACAAAATATCAGGCCAGCGCAAGAGACTGGCAGGTGAGAAAATTTGTGTGGGCATTCAAAGACGGTAAATGTGCAGTTTCAGCTGCCCAGCTTGTCGCAAAGAAAATCCGTGAGCAGTTTGGCACGTCAGCGAGTGACATGGTGTTTGTCTGTATCCCAGCCAGCAGCCAGCGGAAAAATGAAATCCGATACAGAGAGTTTTCGGAAGAAGTGGCCAGACTATCGGGAGCAGTAAACGGATACAGCCATATCACGGTAGAGGGTGAACGGCTGGCAATCCACGAGAGCAAATCAGGGAAGCACGTAAACGACGTGCAGGTAATCAACTTCGACAAGGAGTTTTTCAAAGATAAAAAAGTGCTTGTCTTCGATGACGTGATAACCCGTGGGTACTCCTACGCTCGTTTTGCCTGCCACCTTGAAAGTTTTGGCGCATCCGTTATCGGTGGAATGTTTTTAGCGAAAACCTTATTTGTCTAACAATTTAATAAATAACATTATGAAAGATTTATTCGAAATTTGCGGAGAATGCCGCCACTTGAGCGACGCAGAAGTAGTTTATCAGCTCACCAACAACAAGGAAACAAGCAATCAGGTGAACGCCATGTTAGCGAACGGCAGCAATGTGTCAATAGAAGACATTTGCAACCTGCTGACACCGGCACGCAGAGATATGGCACTGGCAGTCATTGAACTATACAAAAGAATCAAGGAACGGAAGAACAACTACAAGCGTATAACTTCCAGCGCCGACGTTTACGAAGTGATGCTTCCCTACATGGCAGACCTGAAAGTAGAGGAATGTTGGGTTATCTTCCTGAATCAGGCATCCCGAATCATCCGCAAACAGCGTATCTCAGTCGGAGGGCTGGCGTCTACTCAGGTAGATGTAAGAGTGATTCTACATGAGGCGCTTTCTTGTAATGCCACTACCATGATACTCTGCCACAATCACCCGTCAGGTAATTTCCGCCCCAGTCAGGACGACGACCGCCTGACACATGCCTTACTGGAAGCGGGACGAATTATGAATATCAGGCTTCTTGACCACGTGATAGTAACGGATGAAAGTTATTACAGCTACGGGGACGAAGGCAGGCTGTAGGGGCTGCAAATGGCCGTAGCAGCGTTTCGGGAGGTGGGCAGCGTCGCGGCCGCCCGCCGCCCGATTTGCCTTCGCACTATGTTTGTCGGCAAATCGGGCGGCGGGGAATAAGGTATTTCGTTTTTTTACGCCTGAAAACGGCGATTTTTATACGCAAAAGCGAATCGTTTATCTTTATAGTTCTTGTTAAATGATATTAATATGAGTATCATTTACGGCTATTTTCTTTGTAAATGATACTCAAATGAGTATCTTTGTAGTGTTAATCAAGCGAACATTGAAATGAAGTACAACGAGTTGGAGCGGCTGATTAAGAAAGCCGGATGTTTTAAAACTGGAGAACAACAGAACGGACACCCAGTCTGGGAAAGTCCGAAAACCGGGAAACGATTTTGTATGAGTAATCATGGAAAACAGGAAGTCGCAACCGGAACATTAAACGCAATTAAGAAAGCGGCAGGACTGAAATAAGTCCTGCCATTAAAAACACCATTTATATGAGAAAAGTATCAGCTATTATTGAAATGGCTTCAGATGGTAACTACAGCATCTATATGGATGCAGATGATATGAACTATCTGGTTACTGCTACAGGTGCAACTTCTAAAGAAGCTATTGAAAATTTCAAAAAAGGGTATGAGGAAATTAAATCTTCATACGAACGTGATGGGAAGCCTTTTGAAGAAGTCGAGTTCGAGTTTAAGTATGATATGGCTTCTTTTCTCTCTTATTACACAAATGCTTTTACTCTTGCTGGATTATCACGAATTACTGGAATAAACAAGAGTCAGTTAAGCCATTATGCGACAGGACATCGCAAGCCATCGCGTACTACTATTGATAAAATACAAAAATCTGTACATGAGTTTGCGAATGAATTAAGTCAAGTACATTTCGCTTGATTAACACTTACCGAAGTATCTTGACTTATGGGCGGAACTTTTCAACAAGTTCCGCTTTTTTTATATTGTATGAATTTCTTTATCAATCACAAAACAGGATACGCTAAAGGTTTATTCACAAATAAATATTTTCGTCACGAAAGTTTTTTACCTTTGCCGTGCATAATAAATATTTATTTCTATGAAAAGAGCTTTATTTTTGATTTTGGCTTTTATCAGCCTGAATGTAATGGCCCAAGAGCCTTACAAAGTTTTCTGTGAGTTAGTCGGTAGCGCAAAGTTTATGAGTACCAAAATCATTGTAACTGTAGATTTTGGTCAGAAAGTAAAATTCTGGACTGGTTCTGCGAAGCAATACCTGGTGGATGATGAAGGAGAGAAACTGGAATTTAATTCCATGGTCGATGCGATGAACTACATGGGTAAGAGAAATTGGGAATTTGAACAAGCCTATGTGGTAACTGCGGGTAACCAAAATGTCTACCACTGGCTGCTGTCTAAAGAAATAACTTCTGACGAGCAAATCAAAGAAGGGTTCATGACAAAGGAAGAGTTTGATAAAAAGAAAGAACAGTAATCTGATTACCTTAACACGAACGTGCAAAGATATTTTCATATTTAATGATACTGAAGAATGAGATTAAGCGGAAACCCTAAAAAGTTTCCGCTTTTCTTTTGCCATCCTAAAACAAATTCATACTTTTGAGTAGCCGAATATAAACCTTTTTATTTCATCCCCTCATATCGTGTAATCCGTATTCAATCGGGTTCCGGGTGGTTCCGGTCGGCGCACGGTATGAGGGGGTGATTTTTTCGTTATGGAACTTAAAGAATTTATTAAAAGTACTATTTCCCAAATTATAGACTCTGTATCTGATTTGAATGAGGAATATAAAGACAAAGATGCTACAATCAACCCTTTGAGTTATGTCCGGATAAAAGATATGCAGAGTATTCAGACTGCTTCTGGTGAAAGATTATTGACTAATGTCGAATTTGACCTTACTGTTTCTATTGATGAAAGTAAGAATACTGACGGTAAAGTTAATGTAATGAGTTGTGTTATTGGGGGTGGTGCTTCTAAATCGCATACAGAAGGAAACAGTTCTGTAAGTAGGGTTCGATTTAACGTTCCGGTTGTTCTTCCTGCGAGAAGGATTACATCAAAGCAGTAAGATTTTTACTTTCTGCTTTGAAAAAATTATAAAGTAAGGTTGCTTCAGTTCCGATACTTTTTTCTGTTCCTTTACAGGATTTTAATGCATATTTTACGCAGCGTTCCCTGAGACGCTGTTCTCTATAATACTTTATAAAGTCTATTATTTTCTTCATTTTATCTGCTTTTCTACAAAAATAGACTTTTTCTTTTGCCATTCCAAAATAAATCCTCATATTTGCAATGCATTCCATTTGATACAGGCGCGCGAAGGCTCGCCAATAAACATTGCTGCGGGCATTTTTTATGTCCATAGCTTTGGCTATATACCTATAGGGTTCCGACCCCCGTGTGGAGCGTTAATGCGCCCACTGCCTGTATCAGGTGGAATGCAACGGGAAAGCGGAACCTTTCTTGTTCCCTTTCCCGTATTTTAATCAACATATTGTTTCATTTTAAATGCATTCCAAAATGAAAAATCAAGTTTCAAGCCCTGTTTCACAGGAGAAATCTGGTTCTATGAGCCAGTGGTTATCACGTGAGAATCGTTTCATGTCTGACCTGATGGAAGAGACCATCACCAATGCGCAGATGCTGATGATCATCCAAGCGCTTGTCTCATTTTCAGTTCTTACTTGTTCTATTTTCCTTCGTCCTCTGGCAGCTTTACTCTGCCTAGTATGGTTCATCTATTCTTTACTCCTATGCAAGAAAGGAGGCTTGAAATGAAATGGTTTGTAAATCATGCCTTTTCGTATGCTCCAATCAATGCGAAGGCTAAAGAATTAGGTCAATGGGTAGAATCTTATAAACAGACGTTGTTTCCTAACGACCTGTCAAAAGACGCTTTTATCCAAGAAGCCAGATTGGAACTGAATTTACTGAATGATAAGTATCCTAAAACTAAACCGTTTGTTCTTGATTTTGATGATAGTGACGTAAAAGGACCGATTCGCTTATCTTTTTCTGTAAAAGATGACATTAAGACTGTTTCTTATCTTGATATCGTGATGGTTCTGAAAGAATTTCATTTTAGCGAAAAAAATGTTTTACCTGATGAGAAAGGAGGGCTAAAATGAAACCTTGTATTGTGCCAGATGCAGCCGTAGATGTGATTCAGAACTGGACAGAACAGGATGGAGCCGCCTGTGCGGTAAAAGAGCTTGATAGGGTTATAGATTATTTCATGAAGTCACTCAATGCGGATTCAGAAGAAATACTGACTCACTTACGTACGGTTTATTTCGTCCGGAATGAGATTGCAGCTTTTATCCCTGAAGCCGAATCGAAAGGAGGTGAGTCATGAGAGTGGTATATCGTATAGATACGGATAGTAACCTGAATTATGTGTTGGCGCTTGTACATGAGATTCGGGCCGAAATGGGCCTTGTACCGGAGCAGATATTAACGAATGACGGGAGTTTAATAACCTTTGACCTGCAGGACTGGAAACGTTTGAATCGTGGCGATATAACAGAAAGCGAATATATTTCCAGACACCTTGTATCTCAATAAATTATTGTATCTTTGTAGTGGCTTAGAGTTCGATACATTTTTTGCAAATTTTTTTGGCCTCGCTTCGGCGGGGCTTTTTTGTGTCCTTTTCTTTGGCATTGTCTGAGGCTAATTTTGTACCAAAACAGATAGCAACTATGAACAGTCAGGCTTCAGATGATATTAAATTACTCTTTATCCAGGAAGAACTATCCAAGTTCGGCGAAGAACTGTGCGATGCGTTGTCTGACGCAATCGTAAAACAGAAGCTGATAGACTCCGGTTCTCTCCTCGATTCACTGAATTATTCTTCGTTCATGGAGGGTAAGAACCCCGGTCAGCGTGTATCCTTCTTCTCTTACGGGCGTTGTGTCGATATGTCTGGATACAAGAAGAATAAAACCAAAGTAAATACCAATCGTGAAGTGTGGGGAATCCGAGAGAATTCCAAGAAAAAGAATCGTTGGTACGCCCGTAACATGTATGGGGGCCTGAATCGTCTGATAGGTCGTGTCATGTATGGTCTGTCTGAACAAGAAATAACCCGATTAAAAGGAATTTTGGAAAATCGCATAAAAAATGGATAAGAAAATCGGAAATATCAATTTTGTGGATACGGCGGTCGGCACCTATGCCATCCGCATGGATTCATTTCGTGATTCGCTGACACACCTGTTCGGATCTGCGGTGTCAGACTGGGAGTGTAGCCCTACGACGGTAGCCGGTGTACGTATCGTGCCCTGGGGGGCAGATAACGACTTGCCATCTTCCGTCCGCAACCTGCTCGAGAAAAATAATCTGGCACCAGGCATCCTTTCTCGAAAAACTGGATTGTTGTATGGTCAGGGGCCAATGTTGTACCGTGTAGGAATAGAGAATAACGAGCGCGTCCAGATGTGGACAACCGACCCGGAAGTGCAGTCGTGGCTCGACAGCTGGGACTATCGCCGTTTCATCCGGGAATCATTTACCGAATACAACCACCTGAACGGGGTATTCGTCAAGTATGTGTCCGCACGATCCGTCCGTGTAGGACGTCCGTGGATACACAGCCTTGAGTGCTTGCCGTCTAAAGACTGCCGTCTGTGCTGGCCGGAAAATGATGAGAGATACCTGAACTCTGTCACACATATCCTGAACGGGGATTTCGATTTTTACGGAAGTCAGAAATATGTCAAATATCCGGTATTTGACCGACAACGGCCAGCAAAGCACGAAGTGGCCGTGAAATACCATTGTTTGCGGAGCTTTGGCCGAAATATGTACGCGATATCCTCCTTCTTCGGCTCAATGCCCTGGATGCATGATGCCAATTCGCTTCCGGAGATAATTGAGTACCTGAATAAAAATATGATTGCGGCAGCATACGTAGTGCATGTTCCTGAAGAATACTGGAACAAAAAGGCCGAAAAGTATCAGCAGGCGCATCCGGAGGTGACGGAAAAGGAAGTGTACCTGCACATGGAATCACTTAAAGACCAGTTGTCGCGTGAGCTGGCCGATGTGATGGCCGGGAAAAACAATGTCGGTAAATTCTTCATGACGACTGATTACGTAGACCCTTCAGACGGCAAGACTCATCAGTTCCAGATAGAACCCATTGAAATGAACATCGACAAATACATTGAGGCACTGACCAAAATATCACGTATTGCCGACTCGAGCACGACAAGTGGGCTGGGGTTGAACCCTTCGCTGGCTAATATCATCATCGACGGGAAGGGTGATTCCGGCTCCCAGATGCTCTATGCCCTCAAACTGTTCTACGGTGCGGATACGCAGATACCTGAAGACGTATGCCTGGAAGCGATTAATGATGCCATTCATATCAATTTCCCGGATAAAAAGGATTTGTTTTTAGGGATATACCGAAAAGTGATTAACAAAGAAGATAATGTAACGGCCTCCAGTCGGGCCACAAACCAGGTATGACGATGAAACAGGATATAGAATTCCCTGAATGCTGGGAAGAGGTACAGCCAGCTGAATTTGCTTACCTCCTGAAACTGCGTATGCTTCTGATACTTACTCCTAAAGCTATTTCATTGACTGATGTCAAACGCTTGTGGTGTCGTTACGTCCTTCGCCATCGGGGCCTGAAATCGAAACGGAAAGATTATTATCTGTTGGTGAACAGGTTGGCCAAGACATTGGACTGGCAGTGGAGGGTAGACGAAGAGACCAATACCATTGCCCTTACTTATGACTCAACGGTTAATCTGATTCCTTCCTGGTCCGGATTCTGGGGCCCTGCATCGCATGGGGCAGATTTGACTTTCGGTGAATTTCGTTTTGCCGTAATCATGATGAACGAATACACTCGTACACATGATGTGGCTTATCTTAATTCATTGTGTGCGATTTTATATCGGCGCAAAAAAGACGGTAAACGTGTACAGTTTTCTTCGTCGAAATTGGGCAAGGCTGCAAAAGATATTGTGAATATGCCGGACTACTTAAAATGGGGTGTGTATTGCTGGATGGCCAGCTTTTGCGAATTTCTGTTCAATGGTACGTTTATCCTGGATGGCTGTGAAGTCTGTTTTGCCTCCATCTTCACTTCATCTGGGAAGGATAACACGCCGGAACAGTCGCTTGGTATGAACTCGATACTGTTCTCTGTAGCGGAATCGGGTGTATTCGGCGGTATTGAAGAGGTCGACAATACCCAGTTGTTACGGGTATTGCTCAAGTTATTGGATGATAAACAAAAAGCAGATACTATTCTAAAATCAGCTAAAAACCATGATATTCAATCTTAATAAACAGGGCGCAGCTGAATTGCGCCGGATGACCGGCAACTATTATGCCGGTAACGATTTTTCGGCCATAGAAATGGACATCGAGGATGCTACAGATGAATTAATCCAGGTGATTGGTCGGGCTGTATACGACAAGGCCGAAAATGCTTATCTGAAGGGTGATGGTAACGACCAGATACGATTGGTTCAGCTGGTGCAGCGGCCTATTGCATTATTGGCCACACTGCATTACTTCCAGCGTAACGATGTCAGTCATGAAGACAGTGGCCGCAAGGTGAAGCTGTCTTCCGATGGTACCGACAAAATCCCCTGGGAGTGGCAACTGGACCGTGATGACAGTATCCACCTGCAGGCGTATTACAGCGCCGTCGAGCGATTGATTCGCTGGCTGAATGAATCAAAGGATAAGGACTGGCAGAATTCTGATGCGTATCGTAATGCGGCTGGCCTGCTGATTCGTTCCGGACGTGAATTCGATACCTATTTCCCAATCTCGCAGTCGGAGAGAATGTACATTCTTTTGCTTCCGTTCCTTCGTGAAGTGCAGATTGCTTCGGTGGCACCTTCGTATGGGGAGGGATTTACCACACTTTTAGAGTCTGACACTTCAGATGTCAAGTACGCTGCCTCCAAGGCACTGGCCTTGCTTACCATGTCGGTAGCATTGCGGAGAATGCCCCTTCAGCTTATCCCTTATTCTGTAGTACAGGGATTCAATGCAGCAAATGGGATGGCCGATTCACAGCCGGCATCACTGGCCGACACCCAGCGGATGGCCGCTATCCTCGAAGCGGATGCGTCCGAATGGATGGAACGCATGAAACAGTTACGTGATGGTACTTCGGGTGAAGACATTCCCCTGTTACCATCTAATTCTAAAACTAATAAGTATTTCAGAGCATGAATGTGATTCAAAGACCGGGTGCTGTCGAGCTGGCTGCCGACATGCCCGATTACATCATTGATACGGATTCTACTATCACATTTGCAGTTCAGTTCAACGGGCAGACGATACTGTCTGAAGAGTATGTGCCGGATGCGGCATACCAGGTACGTGTGCGTAAGCTGGGCCGTTTCTGTGCGAAAGCCTTATGGGGTGTATGGCCTTCGGGGAATACAACTTATCAGCAGCGGGTTTCCGGTACCTTCAGCTTTCTTATCAACGGAGAAAAAGATAAGGATACCTATGTGCTGTTTTCGAGGTTCATTTCCAAAAAATCAGCTTCTGCTCCAGGGGTGTTGTCGCCCATCAGCGAGAAAGTGACACGTCCGGAAGTGGCAGAATATGCAAGTTTTTGTCTGACTTCCGGCCAGAACATCAGCGCAACAATTACGGATCTGTCCGGACAAGTCGATTCTAAAACGCTATATACGCATGTGGGCGATAAGTCTGTATGTACGCTTGATGTGTCTTATGCTCGGCTGAAGGAATTATTCGGGAAGGACTTTAATTCTGCCACGGTGGGCGGCTTGATGTTTCATGTAGACCGTACGGCCTATGCGGAGAAATATATCTTCCGGTTCCTGAATATGTTCGATGTGCCGGAAACGGTATGTGCGGTCGGTTCCATGCTGCTGAAGGGCTCAGATGATAGTGAGACGGGCTACATGTGGGGTGTCGAGCGTAAGTTTGTGGTAAACCCGGCAGATGAATATACGGTAAATTCTGGCGCAATATTCTTGCAATCGGACTATAAGCTCTGGCATGATTTCGTAGGGGCACAACAGGCCCAGATATTGGTGGATGGTACCTGGTATGATATTGTGATTTCGGCTAATAATTATGAACGCGATTTCCGGAAAAATGTACTGAAGGCGGTGGAGTTCTCTTTCCGCTTCGCTGATCCGGACAACAACAGAGTATTATGATAGATATTAAGACTTTTCGTGAGTATATCAGCGAGCTGGTATACAAAACCAATCAGGAGTTGGAAAATAAGATTGAACATATCGTTCTTTCGGTCAATGAGTCACACATGACTAAAAAACTGCAAAATAAGCCCGGTGTATGTTTGTGTGTAAGTTATCCGGATGCGCAGGCGGTCGGTGAATCCGATAATGCGAAAGATTCCCAGCAGGCTTTCATATTCGTATGCCAGCGTGTTTCACCCGGCCAGTTGGATGAAGAAGGCGAGTTGGCATTGTATAGCGAGCTTCAGAACATTATGCTTGTTTTTCGTGATTTCTTGCGCGGAGCTGAGAGTGATTGTGTCGATATCATTCCTGATGAATCGTATAAGATTGAATGGGAGTATCAGATTTTTGGTGGATTAAACGGGCTTTCCATGGGACTTAAATTTACAAACTATGACTAATTTATTCATTGACGGAGTAGAGGTGGTATTGCCTTCAGGGTTTTCTATCACTGTAAAGCACGAGAATGCATTTTTTACAAAAAACGGTGAATATACGTATGATATTGAATTATCTCTTCTTGTGCCTGAAAATGCAAAACTATACGGATTCCTGAATCGACTGAATGTTACTGAACGTCCAGCGACAAAACGAAAAGCTGTTTTGGTGGCCGACAATCGAGTTTATATAAATGGTACCGAAATCATTACCGGATGGACAGATAATACTGTCAGTATTCAGCTTGTAGCAGGTAATTCTGAATTAAATTACTTTATCGGCTCCGATGAGTTGATTTCTACGTTGAATATGCCAGCGACGAATCCGATTGTGGGTGGCTCGATATCTGCTGATTATGTTAAAAAAACGTATCCAGATGTCGATTACAACCTGATGATGGTCTACGACAGCGATAAGAAGGTAGATAAAAACATTTGGTTGTTTAATTCAGTAGATGGTTCTCTTAACGGCACTGTTGAGCCACATCCCAATATACAGGATTACGATTACATTCCGCAGCCGTTTCTTTGTGCGTTTATTCGTGAACTTTTCAAGGCTTTAGGATACACGCTCAAATTCAATGCAATAGAAGAAACGCAATGGAAGTGGGTCTATCTTGTACACTGCAGGAATACGTACAAGTGGAATGAAATGCTTCCTGGATGGACAGTTAAAGATTTCTTGGAAAGTGTAGAATCCATTTTTAACGGGACTTTCCTTTTGGACCCTAAAAATAAAACGGTTTCTTTCCTCCAGAATGTATCATTCCTTCCTAAGGTGCAATATGTACATCTTCAGAACGTGGTCGATGAGTACACCGTAGAATGTGAGGAAGAGGAAGATGGGGATGCTACTAATTCCACAATCAGTTATAAGTTACCTGATACGGAGTACTATAAACTGAGATGCTTGCCCGAGATTGTTAAAAATACGGCAAAACATAAAACGGTGGAGCCAGATTATTTCACTTTTTTCGGTAAAGCAGAAAACCGGGTAAAAGATACGATATTCTATTATTCCGCATGGGATTGCAAGATGATCTATTTGTCCGGTGAGCCGTTTGAGATGACAGTAGAAGTAGTGGACCAGCTTGCAGCTTTAGTTCGCGAAAATGCGGTTTCTGAATTGGAATTTGAATTCATTCCTGCCGAGATTGTGAAGCGAAAATGTTATACACCTGACTCATACCCTGATGTAACCTTCCTCGAATTTGATTGTTATGTGCCAAGTGTTTCGGGGGCTGAAGAAGAAGATACAGAATCGGATGAGACGGTGACGGACACGGTGTATGACATGGTGAACAATCTGACAGAGAAAAGCGAAAGTAAGGGTGATGTGGTTCTTGCATTCTATTATGGACTGAATACAGGGTCGTTGCTTTCTCCTATGCCTTGGGGTTTCCCTTTTGCTTTTTCTGACAGGTACATGAACGCCGGTGGTGCTCCGCAAATTCTTCCATCTAGCTTTCCCAGCTTCAATCTAACAGAGATGGATAAGTACTTTTATAGCAACGGATATAAGGTGGACCGTAAAAATCCAGTCAAGATAACTTGTTATGACAGCAATGTATATCCGGCCAGTTCGGTATTTGAAATTTTCAACCGTCGGTTTTTAGCGAAAGAGATTGAATATACCATAGGACCGAACGGACGGACTAAAGCATGGACAGGTACATTCTATCCGGTGGACATCCCGGATACTGAAGTCGAGCAGCGATGGATTCTTTCTGATGGTAAGTGGCGTGACGGTGGTGTATGGCTGGATGAGGGCCGTTGGCTGGATAGTTAATGATTAACACAAACACAATAACACGATGAGCTTAAAAATTGATAGGGTGCAGCTGGAGATTGTGATACAGCAAGACCAGGCACGGCAGAAAATGATGGAATTGGAGGAGAAAATGCGGTCGGCCAACCGTGAACTCCAGAAGACGAAAAAACAATTTGGTGAAACTTCGGAAGAATACAAGCAGCAGGCTAATGTGCTCAAGCAGCTGCAGCAGGAATACGACAACCTCTATGAGGAGATAGGATTGACTAACTTGTCTTTGCGTGATTTGGGCAAAAGGCAGAAGGATTTAAACGCAATTCTTCGTCAGCTGAATCCCAATACAGAGTTGTACAAACAGTATTCTGAGCAGCTGAAGGAAGTTAATAACCGGATAAAGGAACTTCGCGGCACAGCCAACGAGACTCGTTTCAGCCTGTCTAAGCTGACCGATGGATTCAATAAATATGGTGCCATAGCGGCCAGCGCGATTGCCGGATTAACCGGCATTACGCTGACCATGCGTAGCTGTGTGAATGAATACGCCGAAATGGAGGAAGCACAGTCGCAAGTGATCAAGTACACCGGACTGGCTAAAGACGAAGTGAAAGAGCTTAACGAGGAGTTCAAGCAGATGGATACTCGTACGGCCCGTACACGACTGAACGAACTGGCTGGTGATGTCGGTAAACTGGGTATCTCTACAAAGGAAGGTGTAAAAGAATTCGTCGAAGCGGCCGACATGATTAATGTTGCCTTGGGTGAGGACTTGGGTAAAGAGGCCATTACACAGATTGGTAAGCTGGCGGATATGTTTGGCGACGGTGATCGTTCGCTGAAGGAAAATATGTTGTCGGTCGGTTCCGCTGTAAATGCTGTCGCGCAGAATTCATCAGCTGCAGAACCGTATCTGGTTGAGTTTACCGCCCGCATGGGGGGTGTCGGTAAACAGGCAAACATGGCAATTACTGACATCATGGGATTTGCTTCTGCCCTTGACCAGAATATGCTGCGTTCTGAGATGGCTTCTACGGCTCTTTCAGGATTGATTCTGAAACTATATCAGGAACCGGCTAAGTACGCGAAGTTGGCCGGTCTGCAGGTCGAAGAGTTTACCAAGCTGATGAGTGAAGACGTGAATGAAGCGGTCCTTACCTTCCTGGAAGCCCTGAATCGTATGGGAGGTATGGACAAGATGGCTCCGGTTCTCGATAAGATGAGCTTATCCGGAGCGGAAGCCGCCAGCGTGATCTCTGCCCTTGCCGGGAATGTGGACAAGGTTCGTAAGGAACAACTGGGAGCCAACCAGGCCTTCGTGGAGGGTACTTCTGTTGTGAACGAATTCAATGTACAGAATTCTACCGTTCAGGCTGAACTGGATAAAGCGAAAAAACGATTCGCAGACATTCGCGTAGAATTGGGTGAGCAGCTGTTACCCGTCATGAAGTACATGGTTTCTACCGGCTCTCTTACAGTGAAAGGACTGTCTACGGTTATATCTATTGTTGCCAAATATAAGACAACGATTAGTGCCCTTGTTATTGCTATTACTGCTTATACGGTGGCTGTTAATGCATCTAATTTGGCTGATAAAGCTAAGGTGTTTTGGACAAATCAAGTAACTGTGGCCGTTCGTCGTTTATTTAATGTAATAAAGAGCAATCCTTATACTGCAGTAATGGCTCTTGTCACCGGTTTGGTTACTCTTTATTATGATTGGAATCGTGCTGGGGAGAAGTTGACGCAAACAGAACGGAATTTGCGGGATATTCGTTCGCAAAGTAGTAGAGATATAGCTGTAGAGAAAAAAGAGGTCACAGATTTATTAAACGTAGCTCGTGATGAGTCTGTAGCAAAGGAGACAAGATTGGCCGCCATTCGCAGGCTTAATGAAATATCTCCTGAATATTTGGGTAATTTAGACTTGGAACGTATCAAGACAGAAGATGCCGCAAAAGCTGTAGACCTCTATGTTCAAAGTCTGATTACAAAACAGAATATTGAAAATGCAAACCAAAAGAAGACTGAACTATTACAGCAGCGTGATGAAGTATTGAAAAATGGTACTCATAGTGGTTTCGTGGATGATGTTTGGTTCAATATCAAATATAGTGGCGCTGATGTTGTCGATAGGACAATGAAATTGTTTAATGGATATGGTGACCAATGGGCTAAGAATGTAAAAGATAAGTTATTAAACTCTACCGTTGATGCATTGAAGAGTCTTGACCAGCAGTTGGCTGATGTCGACAAGTTCATCGAAGATGAGCGGAATAAATTGCTGCAATCACAGACTGATGTAAATAATGGTACTGATGTTGTTACTGGTGATGGTACTGGATATGGAGATGTTGATGCTATAATTAAGAAAAAGCAAGATGAATTATCCATGGCCATGACTAAAGAGCAAAACGAATTAAAACTTCAGCATCAATTAGGATTGATTGAAGAAGATAAATATCAGTCAGGTTTGTATGATATTCAAGTTAAGTATTTGACAAAGAGAAAGAATCTCTTGGAAACTTATAAACAGGATTCATCTGTAATAGAGGGGCAGCTATTGGATGCGATGATTGCAGAATCTAATCGAAAGTATAAAAAGGAGGTGATGGAAATAAAATCTACACCTGAGCCTGTAGAAAATCCTGTTGAAGATACTTATGCACTCGACAAATATAAACAAAGCCTTGATGGGCAGCTGGCACTTCTTGAAGCATTCCATGATGCAGGTATTATTTCCGAAATGGAATACCAAGATAAACTAACTGAAATAAACAGACAGAAGGAAGAGGAGCGTACACAAATACGTAAAACAGCTTTGAATACAATAAGCCAACTTACTGGATCTGTGTCTCAGTTAATGTCTGCTATGCAAGATAAAGAGATTACTGAAATTGAGAACCGTTACGATAAGCAAATAGAAGTTGCCGAAAAGGCAGGAAAGGATACTACCGAGCTTGAAGAACAGAAAGAACAGGAAATATTGAATGTGAAGAAAAAGTATGCAGACAAGCAGTTTGCGATGAATGTGTTGGATATTATTGCAAAAACTGCGGTCGCTATCATGGCGGCATGGGAACTTGGACCTATTTTGGGACCTATTTATGGAGCTATTGCCGCAGCTCAGGGAGCAATGCAACTTGCAGTGGCAAATGCCCAAAGAGAACAATTGAAAGGACTTTACACAGGTGGCTATTCTGATGACTACGTTCAGGGTTATACGGCTAAAGGTGATTCGCATGATGTGGCCGGCGTTATCCCTGTTCACAAAAACGAATTCGTAACCAATCATGAAGGTGTGGCCAATCCGCATGTGAAACAGTTCCTCGATGTGTTCGATGTAGCACAGAAAAATGGTACAATCGGAATGCTAAATACTACTCAGATACTTCAGCAGGTGCGTATCCGGAACGGACGTTATTCAGGCGGTTATACAGATGACACGACTAACTCTATTCCGATGGATAATGGGGGATTTTCTTCTTCTGAGATTCTTGCCTGGATTAAGATTATAGTAAAAGAACTTCAAAAGTCAAATGTACATCTGTCAGCCATCGCTGCAAAAGACCTGACAGTTAATGTACGGTCTGTCCGAGACGGTATTAAAAGGCTTGAGATGCTGGAGAAAAATGCCAGTCGTTGATGTCCTTTTTTATAGGGCCGTTGTAAGGTAATTTTGCCGTAACACAAACACAGATATATATGCAAAATAAAAAGATGACAATACAGCTTGCCATGGCCGCGTTCCTCACGGTTAGCGGCATGGTAATGCTGATAATGGGTTTATGGATGCCTCCGGTTGGTGAAATACATAGTTCTGTATTAATAGCCTATGGGGAGGTGAGTACATTCGCCGGCAGCTTGTTCGGCATTGATTACACTTATAGGTATAAACTTAAAAAGAATATTAACGATGGACAAAACAACCCTTAAAAAGATTATGCCATTTGCGACTGATGCCAATATCGACAAGTTCTTGCCGCATCTGAATGACACAATGGCCACATTTGAGATTGATACTTCAATGCGTCAGGCGCATTTCCTTGCCCAAATCGCTCACGAAAGTGGTTCCCTTCGTTATGTACGTGAAATTGCTTCCGGAGAAGCATACGAGGGCCGAAAAGACTTGGGCAACGTGATGCCAGGTGATGGACCTCGCTTCAAAGGGCGTGGCCTTATTCAGCTTACTGGTCGGACGAATTATAAATTGTTCGACGAATATACCAACCATGAGTATGATTTGTTGCACCACCCTGAACGGGTAGAGCAGCCGGACCTTGCTTCACTGGTAGCCGGATGGTTCTGGCACCGCAATAAGCTGAATGAACTGGCCGACCACGACCAGCTCATGAAAATCACGAAAAAAATTAACGGCGGATACAATGGATTGGAAGAACGTGGTGAATATTTAACTCGAGCTAAGGCTGCACTTATTACATCATGAAAAAGATTGACTCAAGTAATATCTTATTTGTCATTTGTACTGGTTTTGTATTGTTGGTTATGTTAGGGTTAATACTCCAGTCGTGCCGTACAGCACGGCTGGATAACTTTAATCAGAGCTTTGCAGAAGAGAAAAGTGAAAAGAAGACCTTTTACGTAAATGACCATGTGTCGTTATCACAACTTTCAGAGGCGTGGTTAGACAATACCCGAATTGTGATACGTGATTATGTGACAATACAGGATTCTTTCGGGAAACCTGTTCCAGTATTGAAAAAAGAGACGGAACTCACATCCGATAAGTCCTATCAACGCGACAGTACTTTAATGCAATGTGACAAAAGTACGTCTGTAGATAGCACGAGGACTGAGAGTAGGAGTGAATCAAATATAAGTCAATCGATTGACAAAAAACCTTTCGTAGGCTTTTCAATAGGTTATATATTAATCCCAGTTTTATTTCTTATTGCCTTTCTTCTTTACAAGCGGTTAAAGAAGAAATAGTTCTTTTTCATAAGCTGTCTGCCTGTGAGGGCCGGCAGCTTTTTCTATGTCCTTTTTCTTTATTATGAATGCTGATACATTTGCTGCATGAAAGTATATGAAGCGATAAAAGAAATGCACGAACTGACTCGGGCTGGGAAATCATTTTCATTCAGCTTTATGTCATATTCGTATGACAAGGACAAATCGCATGGTCCTGTCACCGTGCTTCATGCCCAGCTCCTTCCGGCTAATCGGACAGAAAGAAATAGATTCTCTGATTATATGCTTCGATATCGGGATATGGACACGTACGAGGAAAAAATGTGTTGGCAACCCCTACTGCTTGAGTTTAACGGACAACAATTGGATTTGACATGACAGACACGAAACAAACACAAGATAATAACACGACAATCGTCAATGAATATGAGAATATTACTCCATGGAATGGCGCATATGATACGGGGCGAGATGTGCGTTTGAAATGGGAACGTAATTTTGCTCGTATTGCAGCCAATTTCTCTTTAATTGCAAAGGAGTTAGAAAATTGTATTCGAAAAGATAGGGTCGACGGAACTAACTTCTTACTGAAATTTGGAGATTTCATTGATTCAATGATTGCCGGGAAGGGAGCCGGCATATTTCCGGACGGACGCGGGCAATTCTCCAGGCTGGAGGTACGCGATGCGCTTGTTGTCATGCGGATGATTATTAATGAAATCCAGGCGATGGCAGGAGACTTCACTTTCAGCGATGCCGGATGCATCGAAAAGGTGGAGGACATGGGCGAAGGTACTTACAAACTGTGGATGGAGAAGCGCACGGAGTATGATGTGACAAGCTTCAACGAGAACGACGTAATGTATTCAATCATCAACAACCTGCTGACTGGAGGTACAGACTATTACACCAGCTGGTTCCGTTGTTTGACGAAAAATGTCAATGACAACACGCTTACCGTCGTGCTCTATCCGGATGAAGAGGTTCCGGGTGGAAAGAACTACCCTCCGGTGGCCGGGTACAACGTAACCAGAAGAGGAAACGCGGTACTGCCCGACATCGGAGAAGTGAACGAGCGGGCCCAGAGCTGGCTGTTATCCAGCCGCGAGGGACGTATTATGTTCCTTCAGAATGTCTACAAACCGAAACTCGAGGATTACAACTATGCGCTGACCATTGGCAAACTGCCCAACCTCAAGGTACTTGAACAGCTGCCGGTAACAACGGGCGATGTGGGTATCGTGTCACAGACTGTCATTGCAGAGAAATTTTACCAGTTCGACTATAATGGTGATGTGGTGCCAAACAAAGTGGACCGAGGGGAATGGTCTCTGCAGGTGGCACAAAGTGGAGCCCCTTACCGGTTTATCCAGCACGAACTTACAAAACCGTCCGGGAGCGAATATGCATTGCTGGAACAGCATACGGTCTATCATCTTGGATGTAAATGGGGCTGCATTGTTGACCGGACGCAATTGGAACCTGGATGGAACAGCCCCGCGTGGGTTCTTCTTGAAGGGGACGGAAGATATTCGCTGCAACTTTCCCTGTCAGGAGGTGAAGCATTTGTGATAGGCGGAGTAGATACGGACATACACGGTCGTGTTTTATACGGAGCCATTGACATTACAAGTGAAGTGATGTCAATGGAGGGTACCGAGGTGGAATGGTTCCGTAACAGCGGAAATATACCTGCTGACAACTTATGGACTCCTGAATATGTGGATGGTGACCTGCTGGCGATACATATAGACAACAGCAACCAGCACGGCGTGGGGTCTGACTTCGGGTTTGTCAGCAAATCCGTACAGTTTATATGCCGGGTATTTATTCCGGTATCTGGAGATATACAGAAGATAGAACAGAAATTTGGATTTGATATTTTATAGCTATGGGAATAAAAAGTAACAAACAGCAGGGACGCATCTATGTGACTCCTTTGTCCGTACAGGGTGAAATTATTGTATTGTCAGGAAGCCCGGCACAGACTTATGACAAACAGTTGAGGGAATACAATCCTGACCATACCCTTGTCCCTCTTGTCATGATTCCACGGATTTCTGCCTTTGACGGGAGTGGGTCCGTAAACGGTGAAATGACGCTTACAGGTGTGGAATGGTTTGAAGGAGCACCGCAGGACAAGTCGGCAAACCGGATTGTCGACAACGAATATTATACGATATCGGACGGAAGCGGAGACGTTCCACGCTATGCATTGACTGTACGAAAAAATGTTCCTCCAGAGACGCCGATGGAATATTTCGCCATTGCGATATTCACTGATCCGCGCACAAACAGAGAAGTACGGACAGAACGCAGCATGAAGGTGTATTCGCACCTGTATGACAACAAGGCATACTCCCTGCGTCTGAAAGGAGACACCGTTATGGTGACAGACCCCCTTCGCCTGTCTGAACGCTCAGGATACTGGTCCCGTGAGATAGAACCGCAGTTGTATACAGGGACGGAACCGGTGGATGACGCACATGCGGCCTACTTTTGGGATATCCTGGAAGGAGATGCATACCGGCCGGTCACGGTGAACGACCCGGGCATCATCTGCCATGATTCCGAAGGAATATATACCCGTAAACTTATCTATCAGGCAAAATATGTCACCAATGCCAGTTTCCGTGTACGTGCATGCGAGTATTCCGGAAGCAGGCCGCAGTCTCCTACAGACGGACGCCTTGAGAAGGTAGTGGAAGTCAAGACGGAGATTTCCGCATCACTTCTCTGTGAAATCATACAGACGAAAGGATTTACACTATCTGACGATATGCAGCAGCCGAGTGCGTATGAAATCAGGATTTTCGACAACCGCCGCGAATATGGTACTGAATACGATGACCTTTTCCGCATTACGTGGAAAGGACAGAGTGCCAAGCCAGGTGAACAGGAGAAGGTGCTTGCCATCGGAGGCCGGACGCTTGAATTCATACCGGCTGAAAAAGGATTCCCGTCCGGATACATATTTCAAGTATGGGCGGAACTGGAACTTGCATCCGGTGAATCACTGATGGGCGACGAGGAAGGCGCATTGGTCGCTTCAGAAGCTGACGGACAGACTGTATTTGTGGGAACAGGAACCATATTTGAATAATAAATTAAATGATGAATTATGTATGTAATCGTTGAAAAAGAGAAATTGGAAGGAAAGTTCTTCGGAATGATGAACTTCCTCCCTGACGGCAGAGCTTATATTCCCATCGGAGAAATCCGCAATGTCGGTACGCTGATGGGGGTTGACATCATCGGTTCTTCAAGGGAACTGAAAGAGTTGATTGAAAAGCAGGATGAAGAAATCAAGAATGTGGAAGAGATTGACCCTGACTTTGGGCGTGAACCTATTCCAGATGTTGAATCCGGTGAATCACCTGAAATTACGGGTGCAGAAGAAACTGAAGCTTTGAAAGGAGGTAAGGAATGAGTCAGAACCAGGTAACGGCTGCGCTTGCAATCGTAGCCGTAAGTAACGGTACTACCCTTAACGGATACGTACGTGTAGACAATGGCCCTTTAATCCAGGCATGGACAAAGGGAAGTGACAAGTATACTCCCGACTGGGAGGCTCTTGCTGAGGACAAACGCCCTATCGTGGTAATTGTAATGAGGGATGTGAGTACAGGACGTGTGTTGATTCCTTCAAGGCTGGTATTCAAGTATAATGGTACGGAACTTTCTTTCGGTGAGGACGGATTGTGTGATACCGAGCAGTTTACAGGCATGTTCAAGAGAGTCACCGGCTATAATGTCAGTGTAGATTCACAGTCGTATCCCATGGCCGGATTGCGGGTGATGAAAAACCTTGTGCCGATATCCGGATATGACAATGACAGGATTACGGTTTCCGGTGAAGTGGAAATCGGAGGACATACCGTAGAGTTCAATGAACTCTCTACAGAAGTGGTGATTCAGGAAAGTTCAGGAAAACAGTACGAACTGTTCATCACGTCGGACAAAGGTACTCAGATTATTAATTCTTCTGACGTACTGACCCTGAAAGCCTCATTGTATTCTGGCGGGGACCTTATCAGTGACCTTGGCAATATCACACTGCTTTGGAAAAAACAGCTTCCATCAGGAGAAAGCAGCCTCGGTACACAGCAGACGCAGAACATTCAGGCCAATGACGTGGACGGTTCCCTGGTAGTCAGCTGTGAGGCGGTGCAGAACGGGAAGGTGATAGCCAAGGGGTTCATTACCGTATTTGACCTGTCCGATCCGGTTCTCGCGTCCTTCAAGGTTAAAGGACTGTCTTCCGATGGACAGATTTATCCTGGTGAAACCGGTGTGTTGACTCCCTATGCCTACAAGCGTCAGTCCGGAGAGGAGGTTCCTGTTTCCAGCTGGAATTTTGCCACGTTCGACGGGGAAAACAATCCGTTCACCGTGACCGGAAAGGACAGCAACCAGTTTTCGGGTACTGACGTAACCCTTACTTATGCGGATGCCACACGTGCCAAGACATTCCGGGTTATCGCAACGAATACAAACGCAATAGAATTTTGATTATGATGCTGACAGCTACAATAAGTGTTACTGCAGTGAGTGAACCGGATCCGGTTGAATATGTAGACATCGACTGCCAGCCTTCCGCTGTTTCAGTGGACTGTAACAATGTGCAGTCCACCCCTCTGAAGCTGAATGCCCTGCTTCGAATCGGAGCTGAATCAAAACCGGTTGATGTATTCTGGCAGCTCCATGTACACTCTTCCGGCAATGAACTTGGCAGTGCGGCTTCTCCGGGTGCCAGCTCAGAATATGAATATTATCTTCCGGCTGACAAATGGGGCAATGCGGATTCCATCGTGGTAGAAGCCTATAATGACAGTTCTTACAAGGAACTGCTATCACAGAAAAGGGTGGCTATTGTTCGTCAGAACCCATCGCCATATCCGATTGACGGAGATTGGAGACCTCTCCCTTTCAAATATAAGAATGGAGAATACTTTCTTGAAAAGGACATGGGGCTTATTTTCATGTGGATGAATCCCGTTCCTGGCAACAGTGAGATTCATCCGTCTGAAGATGTCAAGCTGAATCCGGACAAGACCTCATGGAAAGCCACGCAGGAATATCCTCTGATTGGAACCCGTCTTCTTCTGGCACGCAAGATTGATGCTGATCTGATTGACGTGGAAAACCTGAAGGTAAAGCATCTTGACGGAGCGGATGGGGTATTCAGCGGAACAGTAAAGGCGAATGCCGTGTACACTCCGATGAAGGATGTTCGGAATGTGTCTTTTGTTATTGATCCTTCAGTACATGGTACGTCTTTTATCGGTGCGAGCCGTGACGGACTGTCTTTAACTCTTCCTGAACTGTCGAAATGGTTCGGCATAAATATAACTGGAATAACCAGGCTGCTATCAAGAAATGACGGAAATCTGGTTTTCAAGTCACAGGGCTCTGAGCGGATTATAAAGACTTTCAGTGAAAAATATATTTATGTCATGATAAAGGAGGGGTATGTTGTGAACATTATTGCCACATCATCAGGATGGATTGTCAATAATGCTTCAGCGTGTTTGTTTTCTAATGATTTAAAAAATTGGGTATAATGAAAATTGTTGATTCAATCTTAAAGATGAATGACAAGGTCCTGCATTTTATTGCGTGCCTTGTTCTGACTATGACGGTCGGTGAAATAGGTGCTTTATCTGCAGCTCTTACAAAAGAAGGTGCCGACTGGCTTTACAAAAAAAACTGTAATGTGGGTTCAGGATGGGACTGGGGAGATATTCTTGCTGATACGGCCGGTATCATGCTCGGAAGCCTTATAAGAAGGATGTTCCTTCATTACTAATAAAAACGTTTAATCAAATACTTTTAAATTATGGGAGCTATTAAAACACTTAAAGAGGTTGAGAGTGCTTTGCAAAAGAAAAATGAAGCTAATTACGTACGTGCTTTGGACGCACAGGGTAATCCTATCCTGATTTCAAAGGAAGACCTTGCAGAAGTTGTGAGAGGACT